AGTCCCGCCAGCGTTGACGGCAGCCGCGCTCACTTGAATCGGGAACAGGCCCGGCATATAAAAATAAGCACCCGGACAGTTTGCCGGCATGGCCTGTCCAAATGAGCCGTTAGCTCCGGTGCCTATAACATTCCTGAACGGTATGTGATGAGCGCTGGCATATGGAGATAATTCCTCATTGGCTTGGGCTGAAATCGGGAAGTTGAGCGGGTTCGGGTCTAGTGACGACCAAAAATGGCTTGTACAGTAGAAGCTCTCAGGATCAAGGTCGACGCCGCCATCAACCTGACGTATCCGACCGATGTGGAAATGACGATACTGCCGTGCGTTGACCTTCAGGACGCAGTGAATGTATTCCCCGGTCGTGTCGCAGAAAAGCCAATAACCTGAGTACGGCCCCGGCGCGCTATTGAGTAGTTGACAGCGCATATTCGGGCCGATGCTCCCTGATGTTGGAACTGCGAAGGCTGCGCTGGCCGGCGCGTTCGCCGGGTTGTTCGGCTGGTCGAAAATCTCCTGACCAAGATCGACGCCATCCCCAGTGAAGTGCATCAATGAATCGGCCTTCGTGTGCGCGAAGTAATACGGGCTGACTGGTGAGCCTACCGTGCCTCGGTGCGTCCAAATCTCTACTTCAGGGCGTGTACCCGGAACGGGAGCGCGGTTCGCTACCCAGCCGCAAGACGTGACCGCGAAGTCAAGCCATTTATCAAGCATGAAGTCGCCCATGTCATCGTCACCCGGCTCAAACGGGAAGTTTTCTGTCTGGAAAGGCATTAAATAATCTCCATTGCGATCCATTGGCCGAGGTCTGAGCCGTTGGTATCAGGGAATACGATAAAGCGTGATGCACTTAGGTAGCTCTCAATTTCCTCGAAAGCAGTGAGGCCTACACCATGACAGTTCTCATAGCCGTCAATGTAGCCGATCACTTGGACGTCACCGGTTTGAGTTGCGACGATATGCGCTGTAACCGTCAGGGTCATCTGTAGCCCGGTTCCGAATGGCGATACACCCTGAACACCCGTCACAGCACCGCCCGGAGTGTTAAACCATCCATTATTATCATCGCCAAACTTTTGATCTATCGAGTTGCTCGCTGGGTTTGTGTTCTGAGCCGCAAGCTGTGGTGCATGGGTGAAGGAATATCCGGATATATCTTGATTGTGCGGCCAGATACTCGCGTCGACATTGATCGAGACAGCGCTTGAGGCCAGCGTCTTCCACGACGTCGAAAGGTTGTCACGATAGCGAATCGCCGGGAATACTGTGACGTATAAACCGGGGTTCAGGAAGCCGGCGTTATTCGCGCCAAGGCCGCTCTGCGTGTAGGACTGGGTGAAGGCTCCGACTACCGTTGTCTGTCCCGCCACGATGCCGGCAAATGGATAGCTGGCTTCAGCATTTGTCAGTGGTATGAACAGACCCATGACGCCGTATTGGACGTTGTTACCGTCGCGGCACATGATGTTATTGCGTCGCTCAGTTGTTGACAGGTATATCTCAGGGTTCTGCGAAGCGATATTGAAGAACATCTGCGAATCAGGTGAAGCGTCAGGCTGTCCAGTGAAGGCGGCGAGGCCGTTGTAACCACTGGCCACGATTAGCCGTGACGAGTCATTACCTCCTGATGTGACGGTGGTCATGCCGATTGTCGGCGGGTTGCTTGCCTTGACGCTGGTCGCGATCCACTCAAAGTCGGTTGTATCATTGACGTAGGTGTTGCGATCTACCGTCCACTTGGCGGTCTCCGTCGTCAGATTGACCGTGAGGTCGTCATTACCGGCCGCGCTTGCGTTGGTAGTGGCTGCCCCGGTAACTCCCGGCAGCGCCGAATAGGCGCCGGCTGAGATATACTTCACCCCAGTAACCACGCCGCCAGACGCAGCAGTGACCACGCCACGCGCGACAAAGGCTCCGATTGGGGTGCCGCCAACCACGTCGAAAGTCTCACCGACCACGTATCCAGTGCCGCCGGCATTGACCGCCAGTGCGATCACATGGTCGTTTAGAATCATGTCCAGCAAGGCTTTTGAATAAACGATGCGGCCGAGACTGGTCGTTCCGTTCGCGACTAGAATTTCATTGATAAATGGCATTGGTTAAACCCCTAAAGCCGCGCGCGAGGCGTTGCGTTGAGTGCTGAGCATATTGAGCAATACTTTCTGGCCTGCGCCAGTGTTGAAAGCGCCGGCAATATCAGCCGGGTCGATCGTGTTGACGATGGTCACTGGAACATTGACGTTCGGTGCTGCGCCCTGACCGCCACCGTTGGGAACTATAGTCCCGTTGGCTGGCGCTTGGAATAGCTCCGGGCCTTTCTCGCCCACTACGCCGAAGTCGCCCTTTTTCACGTCGGCGCCCTCAGCGGCTCCACCAAAGAAACCTCCGATAGCACTCAGGAAGCCTTGACCGCCAGAAGCACCGCCGCCGATACCGGACAGCAGCTTGAATATCTCAGACGCCAGCGCTTGCGACGCCAGCTCAAGTAGCATTTGAGCGAACTGCCGTGGAATCTCCTCAATGCCTTCCGAGAACGGGTCGCTCAGGAAGCCGGCCAGAATATCCTGACTGTTCTCCCGGGCGCGCTTCAGGAAGTCTGTAACGTCATCCTCAGCTTCAGCCAGTTGTTCGCGCAGTGCGATGTTAGCTTCCTGAAGGTCAAGCGCCTCACCGAGCGACTTCTCATCGCCAACAAAGCGCTTCCTGATCGCCATTTCCTCTAAGACGTCATTGAGTTCTCGTCCAGATTCGATTGCTATTCCCAGCGCCTCATTCTCAAGGGCCAAATCTTCAAGGAACTGCTTATCATCAGCTCCCTGTGAGAATAGGTCGTCACGGGCATCGGCGTAGTCAGAAGCGTTGCGACTGGCATCCAGTAGCGCCTGAGCCTCTTTCAGCCAGACTTGATCGCCTCCTGATAGCTCCATTAGCTCAAGGTCTTCAAGTACGCGCTCGTAATCTCTGCCGGTTTCCTCCGCGATGCGAAAGGCCTCATTGACTTGCGTCAGGTCATGTATGAATTCGGCCTGCTTTTCACGTAGCTTCTCAAGCGCCTTCGCGGCCGCAGCCGCGCCGAGGTCTAGGTTGAGATCGGCCTGACCGTCGGTAATGGTTGAGGCGCCTTCCTTGATTGACCGAAAGGCTGGCAGTAGAACCTCACTAATCTTCAGGCTTGCGCCGTCGACATTCTTTGAGAAGTCCTCGAAAAAGTCAGTTGTGACGGCCTTCGCTTTATCGAATCCGCTACTATCTTCAAGGATAGTCTTGGCAAGGTCGAAGTCACCTGATGCCAGCGCTCCGATCGCCGCAGCAATGCCTCCGAGCCCTTCGCCAAATGCGGTGAATAGTCCAGCGCCCGTCCCAAGCAGGTCGAATAAAGCCTGAAATGTTGAGCCGACGGCAATCGCCGCTATAGCAAGCCGCTCCATGTTCACGCTGAGTTCGTCACTGGGGCCGAGCGTTCCGGTGAGCGCCTTGCCGACAACATCAACGCCCTTCGCTACGCCAATGAGCGCCTCTGAGAGCCCGCTCGCAAATCCACTTGTTGCGCTGAGCGCTCCAATAAAGCCAAGCGCGCTATTCTTGAGAACGGTAAATGACTGGCCGATGGTCGGCTCAAGTTGCTTGAACTCCTCACCGATCTTTCCCGCTTGCTTTTGGATAGCGCCGAATACGGCTTCAGCCGTCAGTGCGCCTTCTGCGCCGAGCGTTCTCAGCCCGCCAATGGTTACACCAAGACCGGCGGCGATCTCACGCGCCAGCCCCGGCAATTGCTCCATAACGGATCGCAGCTCGTCACCGCGAATTGCTCCTGACGCCAAGCCCTGTCCAAGCTGAACGATACCGGCTGACGCTTCAGCCGAGGTTGCGCCAGATATGGCGATGGCTTGAGATACCGCCTCAGTGAAGCCCAGAGTCTCACGCTGAGATACGCCCAGCTCAGTGACCGACCGGGCGACACGGCTGTATAGATCAACAGTGCCTTCAAATGAGCCGCGCGTCCGTTGAGATACCTCGAACAGCGCTTCAGTGACGTCAGCTAGGTTTTCGGTGCCTGTAGTGACAAGCCTCAGCTTGTTTTGCAGGTCTTGGTAGGTGGACGCGGCGCTAACAATCTCTTTGACGACCAGCGATCCCGCAATGGCCTTGAGTGCGGTTCCGAGGCCAAGTGAGCTTTTCTGGGTCTGCTTTTGCTTGCGGTCAACGCCGGCAAGTGCGCCCTCAACAGCCTTACCGCCCCTCACCGCTCCTGACGGGTCGATTGTTACTACTATTCTGAAGTCCGTCATTCTTTGCCCACCATTCTCTCAGCACAAGGTCTAGTTCAAGCACCACCAACTTAAGCTCATCGACTGGAATCCCTATATGCTTCGCGTACTCGTTGAGGGCTGTCCACTTGATCGGCCCTCTTGGCTGGTTGCGTTCGGAGTTCAGGTCTATAAACGCTGACCAGTATATCCGGTATTCGTCCTTCAGGTCAGGGGGTTCTTTGAGCCTCCCCGGCAGGTCGGTGATACCGCGTTCCTTCAGTGCTGCCCGTATTTTATCCTGCGCTGGGCCTACACCGTCAAGATAGAACTCAAGGAAAGCGGTTAGGCTTTTACAGCTTCACTCGCCGCTGCCTTTCTGAAGTTCGTCCATCCCTTTGCTGCCTGCTCGACCGCCTTGAGCAGTTTCGGGAGCTTAGTCATTAGCTCCACGGCTTTTTTCTTGCTGTACTTGATCTTGACTTCCTTGCCGTCCTTGTCCAACTGGTATAGCTCGAAGTCGGTCAGGATGCAGGAGGCGGCAGTCTCAATGATGATCTCATGAAGCTCTGTAGCTGAGACCTCACCGCCGGCCTTTTGCCTCACCATGACCAGCGTCGCCATATCTGAAAGCGCCTTCCGGTATTCTGGATTCAGGTCTGGGTCGGAAGGTCTGACGCGGATTGCGCCGATCTTTTTGCCAAGCAGTTCGATGTCAGCCCATATTCCTTTGTTGACGGCATCGTTATCCATCTCGTAAGCAGCGAAAATATCCATTGAAGTTCCTTCATGTTGAGATATACGTGGTTTTGCGGGTTTTTTGTACACGATACACGACTCCCGGCCGAAGCCGGGGTCATGGATACTTTTTAACGGAACGCCGAGCTACTAAGCTGCGAAGGTGAACCGTTGGTAGGCGAGCGTATAGCCAAGTGACGGATCGAGCAAGCCCTGATAGGCGAGCGGCAATACTACGTCAGCGTTCTTGCCCGGAACCTGCGGGGCGCCTTGCGTGAACTTGATACGCGGAACGTGGGTCAAAAGTGTGCGACCGTCGTTCCCGCGCATTACAAAGTCCAGTGATGTCGAGTTGCCGTTCAGGACGTCCTGATACAGCGACAAGTCATCGAAGTAGGTCTCAAGTGAGCCAGACACACCGAATTCACCGAGGCCGATTCCGCAAGCACCGAATACTCCGACCGCGTTCTGTCGGCGCATATTGTTATTGATCTCAACGGACGCATTCAGGACGCAGTTGACACCGCCAACTCCAACCTTGTTACCTCCGCGAGCCAGTCGCGCGATATTGCTTGACGTGTTATAGACGTCAAACGCCGGCGCGGCCGCGTAGGTTGGCAGCCCGCCTGAGTACAGCTCAGTGATGAGCGAGTCATTGCGCGCGCGAGCCTGCGTTCCAAAGAAACCTATTGTTCCCGTTGCGATCGACTGTGGAGCCAAGTCCATGCTCAGGGTATTGACGCCCATTTGCAGGAATAGCTCACGCGAGATCGGCGAATGGTCATTGAACGACCGCTCAACTGAGAATTGACGGGCCGACAAAGCAACCGGGCTTGAAGGGTTCGCCAGTACGTCAGCAAAAAAGATCAGCACCGCGTCGCCAGTACCGGGATCGGTCTGCCAGTTACTCGGAACGTCAAGGATAAGTCCTGCGCCGGCAACGGATACCGTTGTGATCTCGACAAATACGTCATTGGTCGCAGCGACCGCAGCGTCAGAGCCGAGTATCCGAATGAAGTGTCCGGGCGCCAAATCGGTGACGCCGGCAGCTTTGCGCAGGCTGTCATCGAAGTAGCCCACCGCCGAAGTGATGCCGGTAGCGGTGAAGGCAATGTCAGAGGTTGTAGCGGCGAGGCCAACTACTTTGACGATTGTGTCTGCGTCAGAGGAGAAAGCTGCTGAGATTGCTGTCGCGTCAGCGTAACCGGCGTCATAAGAATTGATGCCAAGCGGTGTCACGGCGATGCTGGTATTCAGGGTGACGGTATCGACAATATATAGGCCAGACTTCAATGACTCGCCGGCTGGTGAGGCCGATGGCTCAATGAGCTTGACGATCTGGTCAACAACAAAGCCGGCCGTGGCCGCAAACGGGATAGTTCCCGCGCCCATAGCGCCAGCGTCAGGCGTTGCGCTGTGAGTGTCGTCCCATGTACCGAGCAGAGCAGATTCAAGCAGGTCGTCAGCGACGCTGTATGACCACTCGATGCCGACGTCACCGCCAGCTTCCGCGCCGATCGGTATGAGGTCTGAGTTCTGTCGGTCATCCCGCAGCTCATTTGAGACTTCGGTCAACGGGTTGAATGCCAGATTCGGCGTTCCCGTGATGCGCAATTTGGTAAGGTCTGTCAAGGCAGACGGGAAGGCTGAGCCTCCTGATCGTGCTATGGCAATACCGACGCGATTTGTGTCTGACATTGAATTAACCTCCTACGGACTGGCGCATGATAGCTCAGTGGGATCAGGTGCGTAAAGCATCGTATTCAAGCGTTGCTATTACTGACGACTGATAGTATCCCGAAAACACCCCGATCTCATTAAAACCGGGGTCTCGAATCCTGAAGCCGGCGACGTTGAATGTCTCAACCCAAGCCAGAATGACCTCCGCTAACTCGTCTGAGCGCTTTTGTCCTGACCCTTCCGGTGTCCAGATATTGATTGTGAGAATCATCGTGCGGCGATACTTCTCGTTTCCGAGCGCGCCAATTGTCCCTGATACATGGGCCGAGCTGACATGAATAAACTCAGTTCCCTGCATTTTGAAGTCGATATTGTCCCAGACCAGTGACACCTCAGACTGAGGCGTTCCTGACCAATATGTAAAAAACGATTGATAAATCGCTTCCCGTGCCTCGCGTGGCGTTCTTGATGTGGCCATTAAATCGTGATCCTTGTGCTGCTCAGTGAGCTTATCCCGCCTCGAATTGCGCGGTCAATCATGCCCGGCGGTTGCTGGGGAGACCAGCCTTGGTTAAGCCGGCCGATATACGGAGCAGTATTAGTAAAGTAGATGATATCAGACAGCTTCGAGCGTTGTATCACGCTCACGCCGCGCGCAATGGTAGCGGCGCCGCCGGGATCGACGCCGGGGCGATCGCCACTGGCAGCGGAGCCCGTGGTTGTACTCCAACTGAAACGCGCGTGGCCGGGCTGGTAGGTTGGCGGCGGCGGTGACTTCCATGTACCGGGCTGCCCCACTGGGGTATTCAGGACGAGGCTGCCCAGCACGTTCTCAGCCAATCTGATCTTCACGGCCTCATTAACCTGAATCCTCAGCGCTTGCATGATGGTGGACGGCTTGAAGGGCTTGGTCGCCATTACGATCTGACCTGTAGCTTCCAGAGGTATTCGATTGTTCCCGGCTGTATCAGGTCGGCGCTGATAATGCGCCATTTGCGCGTACCGTCGACTATGGTGTCCTCGGTGCCTATGCCGGTCGTCGACTTGGCCGCGATCAGGCAAACCATGTCACCCGTCTGGATCGTAGTGCCATCAATCTGCGGAGATTTGAAGTTCACGAATACGGCCTGCACGGTCTCACTCACGCCCTCGGTAGTCGCGCCATCCCAAGGCTTCGAGATATCGCCGAGGATATCGCTTTTTCTCAGGAGAGCCGCACTTCTCCCGAACTTCGCTATCAGCTTGACCGCTGTATCTTCAAGTGCCATTACGCTCTCAATAATTCGTTCGTGCTACCGCCTGTCACAAGATTCTTGAGCAAGTTGTCCGCAATCGGGTAGCTGCGGAACTCCGGTGGCGATGAGCCTCCCCGGTCGGAGTAGCGCGTGGTCGTCGCCAGTACGTCAACCTTCTCGCTTATCTCAATGACTGGACGATTCGTGTCGCTGTATGTCGGGTTGATAATCAAGCCGCCGCCGTTGGTATGAATGAAGGCGTATTCGATTTGCGCGTATTTAACCTCATTCGGGATAGCGTTCGAGTCATACAGGTAGCCCGACTTTTTCGGGACGCCCTGACGCGGCCAATCGCCAGACTGGTCTTCATAGTTGGCTACTCCGAGCCAGCGATCAGACCACTGCGCGAACATATAGACAAAGGCGGTTATCAGAGCGGCCTGCTTCCCTGAATTGCCGCCGTCAGCCCATAAGCCAGACTTTCGTCCAGTGTTCTCAAGGTATTGATCTGCCTCGGCCACTGTCACGTATGAGTTGGAATCAACCAGCCCGTTCCCGTTTTCGACTATAAATTGAATCGCCATGATCTAGCCCTTCGTTTTGTCCTGAAGCACCTTGAAGCTCCCGGTGTTAATGAGCGTCGCCTTCTGTCCAGCCCCGTCAAGGACTTGGACGTCGTAGAACTTCTCGACACTATCCACTACGTCAGGTGAATAGGCCTCAGATTCGGCCAGCCGCGCAGGTTCGTTAATTCCCTCAGGGCGAAAATCAAGCTGTCCCTGAGTAGCGCTAATGAAGCCTTCCATTGAGAACAGCTTGCTTAGTCCATCTGGCGGGTCTTCAACTGAAGTGACCGTCAGAATAATGGACGTGTAGCCTGTAAAGTCAGTAGCCGCGCCGGCCTGAGAGAACTTTAGGCTCAATGGAGCGGTGTCGCCCCGTGCGTAGCAAAGTAGTGGCCCCTTTATGGCGCTCATGTTTCGATCTCCGGTGTTTCGGGCAGGTCAATGACTGCCGGTTCTGGCAACTCTACTTCAATGACTGGCGGTAGCTCAACTTCGTATTCCATAGCGGTCACTTCCAATGCGCTGATGATTGCCTGATTGATGACGAGTGTACCAGCACCGCCGAAAATTAGTCTCCCCGTGACAAACCTCATGGCTGTATCAGCGACACGTCGCCGGCCGTTAGGGCTCCCGTGACGTCCTTCGGCGTAATCAGATCTATCGTCGTTCCCTTGAGGTACATATGAAGCAGCCCGGTATTCTTGTCGTAATACTCGTCAGCCTCCATCAGATTGACTGCCTGCGCCAGAGCGAGCGCTTCTCCCGGCGTGAGGCCCGACGTGCCGGTCTCAATGACAATCGCTCCTGCGCTATTTGACGGCCTCACAGAGACATTATTGACGACGGTCACTTCTTCAATGTTGTTGTTACCGCCGATCAGGCGCACAGCATACGGCGTCCCGGTATCCTCAAACTCCACTTCCCAGAGGCCGATGATCTTGACGACGCGCTGAAGCGTAACCTGTCCGATGTTGCTTGGCGCTGAATGCTCATGAGTGATCTCGTAGACGTCGTTCTCGACCAAGGTCTCAAGCGTCCTGAGTTCATTGTGAAAGAAGTTCATATCGAGCGAGCGGATATCAGGACTGGCGCTCACCAGCGTCGTGTCAGCTTTCGGCACGTAGATGATATTCGTCGGTTGTATGAGTGAGATTGCCATTAGTCAGGGTTCATCGGTACGGTCGTGGAGAAGCCGCTTGACGTCACGGTTCCAGATATAGCTGCGCGGATATACACTGGCTGTTCAGAGCCCTTCGCCGCAAAGCCTTCAATCGCGTCTGGCGTAGCGCCTCCATAGGAAACCGTTGCGATACCTGAAGCGTTGGTCAGTACATTGTCCATGACGTCGATCAGGCCCGGTGCCGTGCCGAGTCTCACGTTGACGCCTTCAATGGCCGCTTTGGTGATGCTGTCGATACAGGTAATCGTGATCGTCACTGAGGCAACGATGCTCACCTGACCATTGCCAGTTCCCGGCTCAGTCGTTGTGAATGCGCCGCCCGACTTATTGATCGTCAGTGTATTGCCGGCGCTGTCATTGAGTACGTCGCCGCTCACCGTGACATTGGTGAAGTTCAGCGTCGAATTGAGGCCGGTTGCAATATGCAGGTCGCCATTGATGGTCACGCCAGTAAGGTCGAGCGCATCTTCAAGTATCACATCGCAGTTGAAGGTGAGGCCATCGACCTCAGCACCGTCAGCAATCGTCACCGTTCCGCGCGTTGAGATCGTGTTGAACTTCGATGTTGGCGCAAGGGCTTGTCCACCCGAAGCCGTTGACCGCTTGATCGCGATTGAGATAGCGCCCCACGGTAGGGACTTCTGAAAGTTGAATGCTGCCGGGTTCTCAGCCGCCGCTACGCCCAGCTTTTTCTCAGCACTAGCCAGCATCATTCCCGCGCCGGCAGGGATCGTCAAGGTAGGCGTCGCCGTGTATGTGGTGAACGGGGTTCCCGATGACTGGACGACGCGAAGCTGAACCGTGTCGCCGGTCTGGGTATCTGCCGCTCTCAGTTGACAACAGAACTCAAGCTCAACGTCCTGATTGATGGTTGTCGTGTAGTCGAGCGCCGTGCCACCGGCAAGGCCGTCCACTTCATCGAAGCCGCCATTCGGTGTGACGAACGGCCCGGTTCCTGCCATCTGCTCAGTTGTGTCGAGGCCGTCAGTGACATTGGCCGAGGCCGATGACCGGCAGACCAGCGAGGAGGCGTTGACGTCAAGCCAGCCCTCAGCGTTTTTGTTGTACTGAAGCTGCAAAGAGATATCCGTCGCCGCAGCGTCAGAGGTCTCCTGAATGTTAAACCGGACGCGGAAGTTCTCGCCCGTTTTCTGGTTCCAGTTGGTGTTCTCAGCGGCCTTCCATGTGGCGGTCGTTTCAGTGCCGTCGTCATTACGTCCTCTGAACTCAACCTGCTCGAAGTCAACTGCCGGTGGATCGACCCAGTTGATGACAATGGCACCCGGCTCACCGTTGACGCCTTCACCTGAGCCACCGTCGCCAGTTGCCGCCTGATAGTCGCCATCGCCCTGACCTGCGCCAGTTGCTCCTGAAGCCTGCGCGTTCGTCGTAGAGCCTGAAGCGAGGTTTGAGCCGCCGCCGCCGCCTGCGCCGCCGCCTTGTCCAGACGTAGCCGATGCACCACCGCCGCCGCCGAAGAATCCTGCACCACCACCGCCGCCAGCACCGAATGCTCCGTTGTCACCATCACCACCGTCGCCGCCGCCTTGAGTACCGATACCGCCAGCTTGGTCAGGAGCTGCAGTATCACCACCAGCACCACCAGTTAGACTTGCACCTGCAGCACCGTTGTTGATTGGACCTGTACCACCAGCACCGCCAGCTGCTTGAGTACCGCCTCCGCCGCCGAGTGACGTTGAAGAAGGTGCAACGTTTCCGCCAGCAGCGCCAGTTGATCCGCCACCTTCACCACCTACGCCGCCAGTGATGTTTTGGTTATCACCGCCACCACCACCGCCACCACCGCCAGCAACAGCAAGTCGAGTTGTTGACCGAACAACTTCAGTACGGCCACCACCAGCACCACCGCCGCCAGATGTAATACCAGCACCAGCAGGACCACCGCCGCCAACGAGAGTGTCAAGGGTTTCAGCCGGGGTGACGGATACGCCGAGGTAAGTGGCGAATCCACCGCCGCCTCCGCGCATACCGACGCCCGGTGTTCCAACGCCACCGCCACCGCCGCCCGCTCCC